TATATGCACCTCTGTTTCTGCAATATAAAAGCCACGCCCATATATCGTGAGCGTGGCATAAACAACACTATATTATTTTTTTAAAATCATATCTACTCTTGCATGAACCACGTCAAGCAAGCCAGATATGGTAGTATTTCCGCCGTCTCGCATGTTTTCGAGTATGCTCAACAATTCCACTGAGCCAAGATATAGCCATACGATATTGACGGCGAAAGCGTATTGCCCTGCCATGTAGTCAAAGCACCAAGCGGCGCCAGTAGCAAGGCAATATGTTAAAACTTTTGTAATGAAAGGCTTGCGCATATACTTTGAGGATATTAATCCCTTACCCCATGCGGCTGGAATGGCTATATATTTGTCTAATGCGGTTAGATTGTCAGCATTCGCCCCCATATCAATGAGCATTTGATACGATATAGCTGCCCATTTTGTGATGAGGTCTAGGAATACCAGTAATATAAATATCCCTAGCACCTGCACATGTTTTAAGCCAATCATATATATCGCCACATCGGCGATGACAGCAAGCAAGGCTTTCACCGCGAACGAATCCGTCAACGTCCGCCATGCCTCGCTCATGAAATCAGTTAATTCTTGCATGTGTTCCCCCTGTAGGCTAATTATTCATTATCTGGTGCGATTTTGTAGAAGTTACCGAACCCCATAACCATTCCGTCAAAAGGCTCAGTCATTACAGCAAAATAATCTGCTTTTATGCGTGTTACTGCGCTAATTTGAGCGCGTATAGGTGACAATGGTATTGGTGTTACTTTGCGAGATGTTCCGCTGCCTACACTTTTATATGCTCTGCGAATTATAGGCACAAATGTCATTTTAATATCATTGCCATATTGAGCGTAAATAGTCTTAATATTAGGATTATCTATAGTATTTAATGTGCTGTATAAGTTATCTAATGGAATTTTACTAGTTTCGGCATATCCGATAATTTTGTTAGGAGAATTAGAAATAAACTTAAATTCTGTTACACCGTCATATACCCAAGCAGGTCTATCAGAAATATCATAATTCTTATCGATATTATCTGTTTGGTTCGTGAGGTCAACTGTTAATACGTTCCCCTCTTTAAATACTGTAATCCCGTTCTTATCAGTAAATTGTAAGTCTTTAATACCTGTGATAGTAATATTCGATACTTTTACGCCCAACATATTGAAATAATTAACTACAATATCATCTTTCCCATATGCAGGAATTGTGATAGTTACAGTGCCGTTCATAATTTCTACAGGTTCACCACTATCAAGGCTGGCCTTATAATGGTCCTCGCCTTGTAATGATAGTTCTGTTTGTCCTTTTGTCGGTTGCGTAAATGTTAAAGGCTTAACGTCTGTTCTAGGGAACGGCTTACCAATATTACCGATTAATGCGGTGAGTACATCGTCAACGCTGGCACTTCCGCACCATACGTTACCTTGCAATAATAACTGATGAGCATTGTCAGCCGTAGCACTTGCGCCGTCCTTGCCTTTTAACGATTGTAGCCACTCAATGTCTGTACCTTGAAATCCATTTAATTGAGCGATATTAAACGCACTTAGCCCATTTTTGCCGTCATCACCTTTAGGACCTTTCAAGGCCGCCAATTGCTCGGCGGTGAAATCTGCATAGGTGAATGGGTCGCCTTTATCACCTTTAGGCCCTTTCAAGGCCTCTAATTGCTCTGGCGTAAAATCCTCATATCGGAATGGGTCGCCTTTATCGCCTTTGAGTCCTTGTTCCCCCGGCACTCCTTGCGCACCCGGAATTACAATATCAATCACTTTCGGAACCCTTGCTTTAACATTTACATATTCAAAGTTATTTGTATCTTCCATAATTGCACCCCCTAATGTGCTGAAATATCATGAATGAATTTCATATCACCCATTACGATTTTAATGCTATCGTTCCCATGAATAAGGAACACATCATATTGACCGCTCCGATAGTTGCGGCCTATGTTCTTAGTTGCCTCGGCGGTGATAGTGCAGTACACAATATTCTCATGAATTACACATTCGGCCTCGGCCAATAGCTTGCCCTGTACGCTCCGCACTTTCATGACTGCCGTGCAGTTGCTCAAATCAAAATCGGCACCAATCTCGTAACCTCTACGATAATCAGCGCCGATGTGTAATGTCTCTGGCTCGTTTCTAATAAAGTTCATATGCACCTCGTTTAAATTTCGCCTAAATCAACGGAAACAGGAAAATCTTGATGCCCTTCTAGTTCTGATACAATATACATCATATGTCCGTCATATCCATGATCTAACGATAGTTGTGTATTTTGGCTATTACTTAAATAAGTTGTTACTGTGTTTCCATTGATTGCGATTTCTTGGGTTCGCCATGAATTAATACGTGTTAAGCCTATTCTCTTTATGCCGTTATAGCTTATTTGCGTGTAAAAATCCTGTGCGTTCTTATTATTTGTTGTATAATAAGCGTCCTTTACATCATGCACACGCATATAATACAGCGAGCTGCTGAATAGTTTATTTTTATCTTTATCAAATATTTCTAGCCCGAAATTTGTCTTTTTTTGCAACTTACTTGAATATACGTATACTTCCAAGTCCTCGATAATATCCTCAACTGCTGCGCCAGCTGGTAAATACAACGTAAGCAAGAAAAGAGGCTGAAATACATTTCTATTACTATCATATTCACAGGTTTCGCTCGTTCTAAAAGACGGGATCTCATGAGGGAAGTGGATAGAATATAAATAGAATTCATCTCTATCACGTTTCGTGATTGGCACTTTAATAAATACGCGTTGCATTGCTTGCCCTTGTTCTTGACTGCCTGTATATAAGTTAGCCACTGGATTTTTAAATTTAGAAAAATAAGCGCCATACGTAGACGTCCACCTATTAAGAGTAACGAAATTTGATTTTGTATATTTCAACAAATACTTTAAATGCATACACTTTTGCGTATCATCTAGTACGATTTTATTATCATTATTTACAACTTCAAACATATGCATAGTTAGCACACCCCTATCATTAATTTAATAGAACATTTTTTACCTATAGCGTTGTTATCAGTCAATATAAAAGTAACCGTATCGTCTGTTATTTTTACAACATAATTGGCCGTGTATCTTTCATTTGGTAATGGATTAAATTCGCGCGCTGTAAATATTTTTTGATTCTTATAAATTGGTACAGTAACGCTAATTGACGGCTCGAATGTATCAAGCACTTTAAACCATATAATTTTTGTTAATGTTGTTGTTACATCAGCAACTATATTGCCGTTTTTATCAAATACTTCTACACCAGCTGGCACATTATCACCCTTTCGTTTAAATAATGAATTAAATATTCTTTTTACAAAGTTAATCAATCGTCTTGCCATAAGCCTAACCTCACTCGCAATGTATCATTCTCATCAAATACTTGAATTAGATTATCGCTAATTTCAACCCTTGCGCCACTCGTTTTAGTTCGTAATGTGCCAATTGTTGCAGTAATAGATGAAAGGCTATCCACCTGCATTTTATCGGCGGTAACAGCCTTAGCCTGCAGCATTCCGCTAGTGATAATATTGTTATCGAATAAAGCCTCACCAGTAACATGCAATAATTTGCCGTCTATGCGTGTACCTGCTGGGCTTAGATTGATGCGGCTCACCAGTTCAGCGCCGTCCATATTATTGATTGCTTGTGTTACTTTTAAATCAATACCGCTTGAAATCTGCGTGATTTGTGAATTTACGTTTTTTTGATAATCGCTCAAAGTGCGCTGGTATGCGTTGCCAAGGTAGATGATTTTGTTATCCATACCATTGACGGCTGTCTTGACTGTGCCGACTTCGCTCTTTAAGTCATTTACTGCTTTGTCTATACCCTCTAGGCCTAGGCTTTCAATGTCGAGTAGGGACTTATCGATTTTAGCTTTTACCGCTACATTTTCCGCGCTGCTGCGTGGCCCCTCTCCGAACATGTCAACATAGGCAACTTGTACAGCATATACGCCAGCCTCGAGCGGCACGTTGATAGCGTTTGTAGTAATGTAATACACGTTCTCATCAATGTATACATTTGCACCCTTGCAATTGACTGGAATCGGTTCAAACGTAACGCCTATACCGCTGATATTGGCCGTTGCTTTGACCTTTGTCGGCTGCTTTGGTATAGGCACGTTATACGTCAATTCAGCTGGTGCGCCGTATCCTTTAGCAGGATTATGAGCGATACAATATACTTTTGATGTGCGTTCCGTTAATAGAGTGCTGAATGTGGTGTTATTACTACGGCCAATTAGTCCGTCATTTTGCCCTGCGTTGAGGTCGGATCTAATTTCATAATAATCTACATCGGCATTTCTAACCTCTAGCCAATTAAAATGCGCCATATCGCCGAATGAAACAGAAAAGCCCTGCGGTGCATTCGGTATTTCGCTTTTCATTTCAACTGTAATACTTTTAGTTAAGCCCTGCGATGTATTGCCGTGCGTGTCCTTTACTTGAATTTTCACATCATATGTATGTCCGAGTTCGCACCCGCTAACAGTAATAAGGCCCTCACCAGCGCCGCCATATTTCCATGTGCCGCCTTGCTCTCTATACCACAATTCAACTGTATCAAGGCTATTAATACGAGGTACATCGAATTGAGCCACTACGTCAAAGGATAATACGCCGTTACCGATTTCGTAGTATTTCGTATATAGCGCTAAATTGCTAACCTCGGGAATGTAGTAAGGCACTATCTTATACTGATAGGCCTGCACTTCATCAAGGCCTTGCTCATTCGTTCCGAATAGGTTCATAGAGGTAAATTTCAAATATACTGTTTTGCCTATATCTTCCTTTCTATAAGAATGGCGATATAGCGCCTCGTCAATACGAATGAACCGCGCACCGCTTGCGTGGTCTGTTGGTATAGTTGCATATTGTCCGCGTACTAATCCAGTGAGTTTATAGCTGCCGTCTGTTTGTAGCTGTACGCCCTCGTAACTCAACGCCTCGCCGTCAATCCATGATAGGGTATTCGCACGTTCGGCGTCGATATGTGTGCCGCCTTTCATGCTGCCTTGATTAAGTTTCACACTTACGCCGTCGCCTGTGTTAGACAATGCGGTAAGCGTTCGCCCCATGCGTGCCTGCTGCGTTATTGAACCTACTCTTGCATAGTTCTCGTCATTATCAGATAGCCACACGGAACAGCCACCCCAACCGCTGGGCGCATTTACACCGATAAATACTTGATTGCCACCAACGTCGCCGACTGTTTGGAATATTGCCACATCGTTGACGCTTGGCGCCTCTTGATTGTAATCCACAAAAGGCCGCTCATTCTCATGTACGTCATAGCGTGCTGGTGCGTAAGTACCTGCTGGCTTACCCTCTGCCGTGAATTCAAGCTGCCCGTCGGCTGCCTCATTTACTGCTGTTATAACTACGATTTGCTTGTTGAGTTGACAAGCCTCATCTGTGAGTGTTACAAGGTCGCCGACTTCGAGGGTACAAAAAGCCCAGTCAAGTCTAAAAGTGTACTGTGTTTTAGAATATAGCCGTTTCATGGCTAATTGTTCCGCATAGTACTGCGCTCTAGCCTTTGTATAAAGGTAATGAGCCGTTTTCTTTGAGGCTGGTTTGAGGCCGTTCTTTTGTACGTCCGCCACCACTTCAAAAGATACTGTTTCTTTTTCATAACTATTGGCGCGGTTAATGAATTCGACTGTTGCCTCATTGTATGCCTCACTCGTATCCTTGCGCTTATATAAAATAAGTTGTCCGTCTGTTCCTGCGATAAAATCATCGGCCGTGAGGTCATATTGAATTTGATTGTCTGGCGTCCAATCTCCGATAGGTTTATCGGCTAGAGGTACGATTTTAAGGCGGTCGGTACTCCAGAATACAAGGCTGTTCGTAATCTCCGCTATATCATTGATGATACTTTGAGCCTTAGCGCTCTTTTGTTCGGGTGGCGTACTAATCAATATGTCAGCAGCCCTACAGTATGCTCTGAAATTTTCGATACCCTCAATTTTCACATCAGCCCCAACGGATTGCAGTACATGCTCGATATAGTCCGCTGGGTTTACGTCAATTCCGTCGCCTGTATCTCTGAGTTTCCCCATAATTTCAAAGTTGTATTGTGGTAAGCTGCCACGCTCACCCAAATCAACCACGCCAGCCATGTAAGCCAATCCGCTATATGGTAGTGCTTTGTCTGGGTGCTTAGATACCATGTAAGGCCAAGGCGCTTGACCTTGCTCACCATTGAATAAGGTGAGTTCGATTTTTTCACTAGGATAAGTATATATTTCTTTATCCCGCCACACCTTACCAACACCAGCGATAGGACCCTCACATAATGCAATGGCTGCCGCTACTGTATATGTATAGGTGATTTCAGTATGCGATGAACCACCGCCGCCCTTACCTGTTCGGGTGGTGCTGCTGTGTTCATGCGCTGTAAAATCCTCATAGTCGATGATGTTACCACTAACCCGAGTAGTCCCTAATATTTCGGGGACCACCTCACCATAAGAGGCCGTATTGATTTGAAAATCGGCTATCATGTCGGCGCGGGTTGTCGTGTTCTTCCCCCTATGAAATAGAAAGCCCATTATTTATACTCCTCTCTGTATCGATACACCGCTCTCAATCGTGAGCGGCCTTTCTTATCGAAAAATAGCACATCATCAAGTTTCGATATAATAACGCCATAATCAACAAAGGCATGAATAACTAGGCCTTTTCCTATATATATAGCGCCGTGAGAAATACATCGGCCATATTGATATAGCAGGAAATCGCCTATTTCAAGCGGTGCGCCCTCTTTCACCTCATCGGCTGCCTGCTGGATATACTTGAGATATTTCTCTTCGGAATGGTGTAAATGCCATTCATTAGAGTAATTTTCAATTTGTATCCTATCGGGAGACATTACACCGCTATCAATAGCAGCAGCGACTAGCAAATAGGAACAGTCAACGCCTACACCTTTAACCATTGAATTATTGACGTATGGCGTGCCTAGCCACTTAACAGCCGCATTGGCGATTTTCTCGCCTGTTGTTAATTCATTAATATCTGTCATCGTATGCTCTCCTTTAACGGAACGTAAGGCGTCGCCCTGTTTCTATCCCAATTATTGAATTTGTTCTTACACTCTGTAGGCGTTTTATTACAACCAGCGTATATATAGAATTGGTCGCCAACTCTTGGGCTTACTTCAAGGGCGCTCATATACAGAATTACGCCGTCATTGCTTTGTAATATCTGCGTAGATTGCCCCGCCATTGGGCCAGTGAGCCAATCTATACCGCCAGCCGTGTAATAGCCATTCTCGAATGGTATATCAATTCTTATGGAATTGGCACCGCTGCCGAGTCCTGTAACCTTACCACTCTTACGGAACCGCTTAATATCAACGCCGCACTCCTTAGAGTACACGCTGAAAGGGCATTGAGGATAATATCGGCGATTAGGATACTCGATATTGAGCTTTTGCACGATTGATTTTACATTTAGCTTTAACGTGAGGCCGCCGCCTTGCGTAACCTCACACAAACCAGTAAATAAACCAACCACGCCGATGATTTTATAATTATCATCAAAGAACGCTCGGCGTAGCGTCATCTCAGCGCCGTCAAAGCCGCCATTATGAGCCACGGCCATAATAGGGACGCCGCCTATTGTATCCTGCTCATTTGTCGAAATACTAACAGTCATCTTGTCAACGCTTACAGTGCTGTTTGTTGTGATCTTATCCCTTACAATAATAGGCCCGTTGCTTTTATAGATTTGGCCGTTATAAGAAACGTCCGCGTCTGAATCAGCCCAATAGTAAGAAACACCGCTGCGTAAGCGCAACTCATAGAGGTCGCAACTTACGAAATACTTATCATTGTTTAGGTGCTGCCTTAGCGCCTCGTTTACTGCTTTCATGATTGCCCCCTATCGAGTTGTTACTAATTTGAATGTTTTCGATTTATAAACATCAGTAAAAATATACTCGGCCGTCATATCGCCGCTAAACCGCACTAACCAATAGTAGGTATAATCGGCGGTTATAGCTGCATTCGGTGCTACTGTCTCGCCTTGCGCTAACTTTATAACACCTTTATCACTAACTGCGCGAATCGGCGTACCATTGGCGTATAGTTTCAAATCCTCAACATGATAAACAGGCTCGAGGAAGTCGCCGAATTTTCTCACGGCTTGCCATGAACCCTCTGAGCCTGTGCCAAGTTGTATGCCTTTCTCTTGATTGTCCTCTGGATCTAACCACAAGAAAGGAATGGTACCGCCCTTTGTCTTGGAATAGAACCCCATGAGTTCCTTATATTCTGCTGGCTTTAGCACCTCGAAATCTGTCGAAATCGTATATTGCGGATATTTCCACGTTGTCATGGTCCGCACTTTCCCCGAGCCAGTTGTCTTGATTTTAGTGTCCCATTTCTGTATCTTTTGAGATTTCCACCCCAATGAGATAATCTTAGGAAATTTTAATAAATCCGCCATATTACCACGTCCCCGCTGTTGCTACGAATTCCCTATCTTGATTTACAAGGAATTGACGTAAGGCTCTACCGCCTCGGCTTTCTAGGAATCCGCCAAAACTTTCGGCGTCAATCGCATTGATGTTGATAGTAGCGCCACCAGTGCCTGCGCCACCATTCGCGCGGTTGATTCCGTCACCTAATCGGTCGAATACTGTATCAGATAGAGGCAATACAGCCTCTTCATATTTACCCTCACCAATTTGTGCAAGGGTAGCGCCATAGGTAAGACCACCATCGGCCAATTTTGGCATGCTCTTATTGCTGAACATGGCTCCAAAGTTGCCGCCTTTGAGTGAGCCGCCTAAATTGCCGACGTTGCTCAATGCCGTAGACTGTGCTATACCTGCCGCCGTGCTACTACTCCAAGCAGCTAACCCAGCCGCCGCACTAGCGCCAAACGTTGCCATGCTGACCTGTTGAGCTAATTGGGACCATGCAGGAAGTTGAGCCTGTGCTGCTGCCACGCTCGCCGCTGTTTGCTGCGATTGTAACATTTTGCCAAGAACAGCCTGCTTAACTTGTGCCGCTATCCATTGCGCTAAACTATCGGCGATTGTTTTCAATATGGCTTTACCCATATTTTGAAAAGCTTGTGTAATCGTCATAGTGCCTTGCAATAGGCCAGAAATCCCCTCTTGTAACTTATCAATACCAGCGCTTGCAGTATCCCATATCAATTGTTGGCTGTTGAAATGGCTGTTCATTACTGCGTCTTGATATTCTGTAAGCAATTCTTTCTTTAGATCATAGCTTTGTTGAGTGGCTACATATTCATCGTCAAGTGCTTGCTGCAACGCCTCGAAATTCTGCGTCCGCATAGCCTCGTCAATAGCCCATTTTTCCTCTTGTAATTCACGATGATATTGTAAGGCTTTATCGTTATACTCTTTTTGTTTCGCCAATAACTCAGCATTTTTCATTTCTTCAAACGAAATAGTGCCATCATTGTTATCCTTGAATATAACGCCCTTTTCTTTTAACGTGTCAATGTAATGCTGCTGTTGCATTTTATCCATTTTCACGAAATCATCATTCATTTTAGCGTATTTATCAGTGATTTCATCAATTGCGTCAGTGTAATCCTTTTTGAGTTGCGTCATAGGGGACGCGCTACCTGTGGAATCCTTGCTTACTAGATTGAAATTGAAATCTTTAACATAATCGCGTACAGATTGCTCAATTTCTAGTAGCTTTTGAGCCTCTTCCTGCTTGGCTTTTATGCGCTTGTCGGAATATACCGCCTCTAGGTTGGCTAAATCCTCATTATAATTGACATTTGCGGCTTTCGATTTGTTAAGTTCTTCAAGCTCGTTCTTATATTCTAGTTGTACGAGTTCTTGCTTGTTCCCTAACATTTCAAGATAAGATTGCAGTATCTTCTCATGCGTTTGTTTGGCCTCTTTGACGAGTTCGTCCTGTTTACTAGAACCACCGCCGCCGCTGCCACCGCTACCACTACCGCCACCAGCACCGCCGCCAATATCTTCACCGCCGCCGCCACCACCGCCAACGTCTAAATCACCGCCGCCACCAGATAGGCCTTGTGTGATTTGCGACGCCATATTAACGCCGCCGTTTACGATTTCTTGCGCCGTGTCCGCGCTGATAGTATCAACCTGTTGTATTGCGGTAAATGTAGTACCAAAGAATTTAGCAACCTTATCGCCTACGCTATTAAGCTTGTTAATAAGCCAATTAAGTGCCTCAATAATCTTATTCACACCCCAAACGGCCGTATGAACGATTGCAGAAAATACTGAGGCCAACGTATTGCCGAACCCATTCGAGGCCGCTGCTGCTGTTACGAAAACAGTAACGAGCGTCATAATGACGGATATTAATATCCCGATTGGATTGGCTCTCATTACTAAATTAAGAACACGCTGCGCCGTGGCTGCTGCTAGTGTACTGCTACGCAACGCCAAGAATAAGGACTTCAATGCAGCTGTTCCCATTGTTAGCGCTCCAACTGTCAATATAGTGCCTTGAATTGCCACTCTGACCGCCGTCATTGCCACGCCGTAGGCTCTAGTCGCTACTGCTGAGGCTAATTGTGCCGTTTTCAATGCTACTGTTTTAACTGTGAGGGCTGCCGTTTGAGTACCACATAATGCCATAGCCGCCCTATATGTAGTAAATGCCACTACAACGGCCAATACGGCTGCGCTAACCCTTGGCATAGTAGTGATAAATAAGCTTGTAAAGCTGCGTATCGTTTGGCTTATGACTGTAATAATCGCTTTCAGCCCGTTAAATGCAGCGCCTATGATGCTAATCGAGGCCGTGGCCGTAACTGCCATAGAACGAATTGCAACGCCAACGCCTTGAACGAATGCTTGAAAGTCGCCATTTTGTGGAATGGCTGAAAGCTGTTCCAGTACAGGCTGAAACGCTAATAACATTTCATTCTGAATTGATTGACCGACTTCGGCGAACGTCATCGGAATTTCTGCAAATTTCGCGTTTGTTTCTTCCGCACTATTGAATAGCGCCTCTTTGATGATATCGGCAGTAATTAAGCCCTGTGATGACATATCTTTTAACTGCCCTACAGTAAGGCCCATTTCTTGCGCAATAGATTGAGCAAGCATTGGCGCATTTTCCATAATGGAATGGAATTCATCGCCCTGCAATTTCCCCGCCGCCATAGCTTGCGTTAATTGGTACATCGCCGCGCTTGATTCTTCAATACTAGCGCCCGAGATTTTGAATTGCTTGTTCAATTGTTCCACAAACATAATGGCTTCATCATTAGATGAGAAAGCGTCTTTTGCCAACATATTCAGCTTGGCTACACTGTCCGCCATATCTACATAGCTACCGCGAGACCGCTGCGACGCGTCGAACACTTTCTCCATAATTTCGGCCGTGGTCTGTGTGCCGTCATTAATAAGGTTAATCCGTGAGCGTATACTGGTTAATTGGTCCGCTGTCTGTGCTGCTGCCGTTGCCACGTCCTTGACGGCTGTCGCCGCTATCCCTATACCAGTAACAGCGCCAGCGAATTGCAAGCCCTTATTGACTTGGCTCATTATGGATTTGATTTCATCACGAATACCAGCCGCCTCTTTGGCAACTTTTCCGCTTGCCTCTGATACGCCTTTCGGTATGTCTGTACTTAGCTTATTGGCAACCTTATTTATGGCCGCCTGTGCCTCTGTACTGTCCGCACTAATTCGCACATTGATATTACTATCTGCCATTGTCTATATTTCACCCCCTGCCTCTCTAAATTCACGAATAAACTCCGCCTCATCTAACCGCTTTTGTGCGTCTGTAGGCGGATATAACATGTCTATAAATTTCTTCGGCTCAATCGCCTTTGATAATTGCGTGTTCATGATGTTAGTCACCCAGAACGCTCTATTCTGGTCTTGAATTTTGCAGCGCCGTTCATATCCTTGTACGAGCTTTCTGTACTCGATAGGTTGTAAACGCATTAATTCCCAAGGTTTTAACTCGAGTACGCTGTACGCAATTTCTTCGGCGTTTCTCAGCCATAAAGAAAAAGAGGGGGCGCGTTGGCCCCCGTCTAGTTTTTTAGTTGTTCGGCCTCTTCCTCAATTGCCAATTTATCAGCTTTTGTAAGTTCATCGGGGAACATTTTATAATACATGTTCATACCATATGCTCCGCTTGCAACAATCGCTTTCATCAATGGCGCTTGCAATGTCAATAAGCTTACATCACTGCCCTCTTTAGAGAGTAAATCGTCAATTAAATCAAAGTATTTCTGAGGGTTCCGCTTATGGTGTTTCATTCCGATAGCGTAGCCCGAAACAATACTATTAATAGGCCATGTCGGCATTTGTAAAAGTTCCCCAATAGGCTTGCCTACTGCCGCCTCTAATTCCATGAGGCGCTGAATGTTGAACATAATATAATCGCCGTCTCTAAATAAATCACATGTAACTGTTTTCATATAAAATTCTCCTATTGTTTAGCGCTAAAAGTAGGATTATCGTGTTAAATTAGCCGCCAACTACTGGGCTGCTTGCTGGTGCGTCTTGTAATTCGGATAAAGGACCCACGCCATTCAAGGAACCTTTATAAGTCGCTACGCCGTCATGAGGCGTGTTGATAGATAATTCTGTTACACTGGCGATACCAGTGAAATAGCGTTTATCTGGATATTCAAACTTGATCATTACATTATCGCCGTCAAGGAATGCTCTTTCTAGCAATTTCAAACTTTCCTCTTTAGGCATTAGTAATGTTTCAAGTGAAAAGGACCATTCTTTAAGGCCTGCAATGGTGGATTTCCAACCGCCAGAACCTTTGTGAGACGCGTCAATGCTATCAGCTTTACGAGAAAGGTCGCCACTACGTTGACCGCCTAATAATAGCCATTTAGCGCCAGCCTTTTCATCTGTGCCAACGTTCAAATATAAAAGGTAGTTCTTGCCCGCTGTTGGCATATCTACCGCCGCTGGTTTATATAGTTTTGTTTCAGCCATTAATAAATACCCCCTTTAGTATCATTGTTTAAGTCATATAGACGAGCCTCAAATCTGTATTGAGTGCCAATGAAAGGCCTCATACTATCATGGTCATCTGTTTTGTTTGTGCAGCGAATATCAATGACTTGATAGCCGCTATTTTGTAGTACACAATACTCCTCGTTAAGCACGCCGCACGCCTCACGAAACGCAATCAAGATTTTCTCTATTTTGCTTTCAAGTTCCGATATTTGCGCATAGGCTGCCCCGAATTCGTTGCTGTCCTCTTTGGTCCATACCTCAACATAAAACTCTTGTTTCAGCATGTTATGCACTTTATCGTCTATCGGCGTACATTCGCCGCGTCCTAGCATTACCATGCCAAGCGTATCGACGCCCGCATTTTGAGGATTTAAAAAGCCGAGTTCGACTTTCCCGTCAAACCCAGCTTTTTCTATCGTGTATTTGATTTTATTCAACAATTCAAGCCACATATTAGCCACCTCGATATAGCGGAATACATCTATATCCCGCATACTTCGCTGGCTGCCCTGTTAGTTGCTCCGCCGTGATTTGGTTTTCTAAAACCGCTATTCTAGCATTGATATATGTCAATTTCTTAGAATAATAATCATCGTCTTGGCCGTTGCGGCTATACTGCCCTACCAATGAGGCTGCTTTGTTCATGCATGTCTCTCGGTAGCAGTACAGCGTTACGAGTTCATCAGCAACGAATGAACGAATTACATCACTCTCTTGTACGCCTAGCCGTTTAGCTAGTACATACAGCCATTGCTCGGCTTTTGTCAGCGTTGTTTCAAGTACGTTAGGGCCTAGTAGCTCATCGTCAAACGTCATCTCTTGAAATTCGTATAGCATATATCAAACCCCTTACAATTTGATTCCTAAATGCGTGCGGTTAGCGTTTAACTCAATATCTCGAGCCACATCATTAAGAGATACATCAACCGCTTTTGCGAATATATCACGAATTTCATCACGGCTATGATCTAGTGCCTCATATAGGAACGGGTCGGCTTTTGTGCCTCTGTGATGCACGCGTTTAGCGAACACAAACCCATTGCCACCTACAGGAACCCAACGCAAGGACTTTTTCCGTTTTGGAAATATGTCATGCGGCCGAGTTCCCTCATGCACAAAAGGGCCATAATATGCGGCTTGACTGTCGATATATACCTCTGCTGTCTTATCGCCAATCATACGCACATCAATAGCCCTCTCGAGTTGCCCCGTGTGTGATGTGAATTTGTGGTTATTCTGTGCCGCCGTCTGTACCTCTCTAGCACTAGCCTTTACCGCTTGCCTTAATCTTCTCTCAAAGATTTCACGCGCATTCATGATTACTCATCAGCCGCTTTTGTCGCCTTTTTCTTCGACTTAGTAGCTGCCTCATTGTCGGTCTCAGATGCAGGCTCTAAAATAAAACCCTCATCAAGCAATTGTTCAAGAATGAATTCATCGTCTGTATATTTGACTACGTTCATTCTTACAAGTCTGTATTTCTCCATGATGTACCCCCGTTATTAATTAAGCGCCAAAGTTAGCCCAAACACTAGCCAAGCGATTTTTTGGAACCCATACATCGTGGAATTTGCGATAGTCGATAGACCAAGCATTTGCCTGCTGTGTAGTGCTAGGGTCGAAAATACGCATTTGGTCGGTTTTAGATACAGCAATCGCTGCCGCGCGGCTCATAATTAGCCAGTTGATAGCTTTCGCGCCTGCATCAGCTTTAAAGCCGCCCTTTTCTTGGCCGCTAGTTGTGCCGTCATTGAAAACATATTGAGATTTCATACGAGCGCTAGGAACGCCAATAATAGGAATTTCGTTGTAAGTGCGAACGCGTGTGTTATAAGCGCCGTGTGTAAAGTTGGCTACATCGAGCAAGCCTTTAGCACCTGCGGCCTCATTCAACACGCTTTGAATACGCGCACTCATTACGATTACAAGGTCGCCAGTTTCACCGATTAAGTCCTCGATTTCCATGATTTCCTTGTTTAATTGCTTGATGATGTTTGTATCATCTGGCGTGAATGCGTCTGTTTTTCGGCTTTCTTGTGTGGCATATGCTGCCACCTTGGAATAGCGATAAGCGTCAATTTCTGGAATTACTTGTTCTTTTTGGAATGCGGTCATAACGTTGGTACCTGTTGTAAGGAAGTTAGATTCATCAACGTCCATGGAATCAAGCAAGAATTTGCGGCCGCGATCTTGCGTTAATTTAAAATCTTGATATTTCAAGGATACGCCACCGCGATTATAACCATTATCGCGGTCATAATTCGCCAATCCGTCAACGGATAAAGTAGGAATCTTAACAGTATCGCCGCCGTTATATTTAACTTCGCCAGCGTTTACTTCCATAAAGCCAGATGTAGCACCTACTACCATTTGTTGGTCTAGCAATGTTTGAAAGTTTTGTGCCATTTGTAAAGTATTAATTGCCATGTTTTACCTCTTTTCTATGAGCAAATCAATTATTTTCGCTTGGCGGTTTAATGCCAGCGATTTTGAACATTTCGGCAAGTTGCGCGTTTCCGCCTGTTGCATTGCCAGCACCTGCGCCGCTGCCGCCATTTTGTGCAGGTTTAACCGCATATGGCTTGTCAGCAAGGAACGCCGTCGCGCACTCTTCAATAGTGCCAATAGTGCCGTCCTCTTTCTTCCAGCCATATGAGCCGTCATCTTGCACACTAATTTGTCCAGCGACTAGCTTGCTGAATGTTTGGGCGTCTGTACAATTTGCCTTTGTTAGTGCCGCAATAGTTTGGGCGCTAATTTCTGAATCGGTACGCTTTTGAATTTCATCTTGTCGAGCCTTTTCTGCTGCCTCGTATTTATCTGTGAGGCCTTTAATTTGCTTTTCAAGCGCAATGATTTCGGGCGTTTTTTGTCCTTTGTTCGCCTCGTACTCGTCAACTTTACCTTTCAACTCGTCGCGCGCCGTGGTTAATTCGGTAATTTTGCTTTCAAGTTTAAGGCGTTCCGTTTTTGCCCCGTCATTGATTTTGGAAATCTCGGATTTAAAGCCTGCAATAAGATCTTTACCGCCCTCAATTCCTTCCAATTTTGCGTACAATTCTGCTAAAGTCATGTATCTTTCTCCTTTTCAACATGAATGCGCCACCTTTCGCCGCTTGCTACTGAGTGGCAATATAAAAGGCCCACACCTTCGCCAGTGTGAGCCTGTAAATCTATTATGAATTTAATACAAAAAGCCACCTATATAGGTGGCTTAATATCCTAAACTTGCAAATACTTCTTTAACTTTCTTATCTGTTTTAATTTTTATTAAACGTTCTTCCTCTTTAGAAAACGTTCTAGGTGGCTGCATTAATTCTTCAAATTCATCAGGAGTAAAGTCGATATAATCTAGTAACATTTTATTATTCATGTTTTTCATATATTAACCACCCCTTTTTATGTAAGTCATTCAATGCCATATCAGACGCTCTATGCAAACCATAATCTTCTTTATATATATTATAAAGCATCTCGAAAGACCTTTCAACGGGTTTTTCTCTATCTATACTCGATACCGAATATATTTTTCCGTTTCCTGTAACAACTATAGCGCCATGTATTTGAGGCGTTTTAACATATGTATCTATATCAACACGAGAAAAACCGCTATTATTAGGATGATTATGAATTACAACTATTGAATTGTCTTGAGTATATCCAGCTGGTTCGCTAATACCAACTTTATTTGAGTTTTCCTTTCCTACAGAATACTCTATAGTCTTACCATTCCTTGCATCGATTAATGCAAGGCGCTCTACATTACGGCCATTTGATGCATTAAAGCAGTTGATTGCCTCCCTATGTAGTGCATCGTTAACCTTTGATTTATACGGTAGCGACTCAAAATTATCCCTATAAGACTTCGAATTAATCCTTTTTTTATCAACAATATAGGGATTATTAATATTGTTGTTTTTAGGTTCTATAATTTTAGGTTGCGATTGTATAATACTTTCCTTTGGTGCCCTTACGCGAAAGACTTCCCCAGTCCAACCTCTCGCCCTTTGTGTCCATGATTCTTTGCCCCGTTGTACTTGTTCTCGCCCGTGAACGCCAAGAATGCGCTCTTGATCAACTTTAGACAATGAATTAATGTATCGCTTGCCGCCATCTTCGATGTTTTCCTTAGCCTTATGTATATCAACCTCGAAATCATATACAGGGGCTATCTTACATAAGCAATGAGGATGAGCGGGTAGCGTCGGGAATTTATCCTTTGGGTATATTCCTTTACCTAATCCGTAGAAATCAGCATTTGCGTACACGTCGCATATATCACATACAGGGTGGCGACTGTTTAGCTGCCACTTCAAGGCCACTACATCATCATCATTCTTGTAGCGTAGCATTTGCCCGTCTGCGTATGCTCTCGCCGCCTCTGTTCGTGCTATGCGCTCGGCGTTGTATCGTGCTTTCTCTTGCACGGCCACGTTTACCGATTTTGATAAATCAATCGCACTTGCCTCGTCAACGGCTTTTATCAATCCAGTATATGCAGCCCGTAGGCTCGGCGTTGTATTCTGCCGAACCTGCCTTTCTGTTTGGCGTAGCACCTGCTTGAATTGAGCCACCTCATCATCATTCAGATAGTTAGGCCATTTTAGCCGTCTAACCATTTCGATATATTTAGGTAACTTATCCGTCTGAATTGTGCCGCCGTTTCCGTACCCCTCAAATATGGCTCTAGCCATTTGTTTGATACTCTTACCACGCTTTAGCGATTGCCGAATCACTTCCGCCGTATCTCGTTGTATCTTGGCCGTGTTGTTATGTAGCCGCATTGATAAGGTTAGGCCGTCGCTCGTCCAAGCTTCTTGCATTGCCTCGCTAATTGACTGCGTAGAGTAATTAAAAGGCATATGGCCCGCTACACGATTAGCAACCAGTACACCATGATATGATGCATTGAAATTCTGCACCATATCAGCTGTAAGAGGTGCCTCTAACAATTTCATAATAGGATAAGACTTATAGGCAACTCTAACCGCCATATCGGGCGAATAGCCGAGGTCTATAAGCTCCTTTATCATGCGTTCAAATTGTTCGAGTGCCTCGTCAATCGTTTTCGCCGTCTCTGTTCTCTTCATCGTCTACGCCCTCATCATTGTCATTCGGTGCGCCGCTGTCTAAATCATCAAACGCTTTATTTTGACGTGCCTCATCGGCTGCTTGTTGCGCCTCGTTTATGATCGTATCTTTAACCTCTTTCTCGAGGTTAGGCATGTAAGCGTCAATCACTTTTTTCAAGATTTCACTGTCGAATGTATCAGAATTAAATTCAAGGTCTTTCGCCTGTTGCGCCTGTGTGAGGCTTTCCGTTATATCATTTACTTTGAAATCTCGAGGGTACTCGCAAGAATACTCAATATTATCACCGCTCCATAATTTATAGAGTGCGATAATATCATATTCTGCGTTTTCACATTGCACCGCAAAATCAGAAAGTCGCTGATTAGTACGCTCAAAGTCCCATTGTTTAGCCACGCCGCTCTTGGCTTGCTGCACTCCAATTACTGAATCAATGCCACTCATGCGATACATTTCATTGATGAGCTTATCAATTTGAGCCATAAGCACCTCAGCTGGGCCCTTATCTGGTGCGATAAAGTCGGGCGCCCTTGCTGAATCATGAGGATATGCGAGTAAGTTATCCGTGCCAATTGTTACATCTGAAAGGCCGTTGCTATCTACTGGCATGGTTAAGATTGAGAATGTTTGATTATAAAGGATTTGAGACAATAATGAGCACAAGTTATAAACATGTGCATTCGTTTTGGCAATACTCAAATACTCGGGCGGTGGTAATATATCCCGCTTACGAGCAGCACGGCCAAACCATTGCACAATTGGAATGCGTCCAATGTTATGCTCACCCTCTCCAATCGTCTTGCCGTCGCTGTCTTTGATGTTCCATGACGTAGGCGTCCAAGTGTGGTAATGCGTTTTGACTGTGCCGTCCGCATTTGCCAAGTATGTCGCATAGGTAAATACAGATAATCGGCCGTTATCATCGAACGTGAAATTCATTACATTCTTAGGCTCTACCGCTGTTATGTATGGCATGGAACGATTAGCCAACGTATCAGCCAATGAGTTGCCGAATTCCGTTACATTATCAACTACGATGTACATCACGCCGTAGAGTTTCGCAAGCGTTGCATTTTGCCGTGTAAATTCCTGTAATGTAGTACCCTCTCGGTCTACATCATTAATGAATTCATCAAATAATACAGATTTGCTATACTCCCGCTTGATTTCATCTTTAAAAATAGGGTCTACGCTCGCATTGAGAATAGGCCCTGTATAGTTTAGATAATATGCAATTTGACGCCTAAATTTAATCGAATCGGCGCCCTCTCGTCTGTGCGGCGTGATTGCTGCACCACTGGCGAACATACCGCTACCATAATAGGCGTCATGCAGTATTTCGTACTCGTCTGTTCGAGGATTAGAATAAATAGTTGCCATGTATTCCCCTTTCTAATATATGTTAATGCGGCCACTTCTAACCTGTGGCGCGTTTATCTTCTCCGCTATCCCTGTTAATGCGTCGGGTGCGTCATCGTGTGCATTCTTGCCCTCTCGTTGGTATCTCGTAATGTCAGCAGCCAACTGAGGCCACCTATCACGCCAATTCTTAGGCATGTAAATATGATTCATAACCCATGTAGCATTAGACTGAATGCGTGCTATTTTGTTGCCGCTTTGATGAAACATATTAATCACACACTTATTAGAGTTATATTTCTGTTTGAGTATGCTTTGAACATTGCGGCCAAACCCTCGGCCGCCGTTGTTGCTTTCTATGTCAGCAACATTCACGCCGTTTCTATGCAGCATGTCCGCTACCTCTGGCTCTGTTGTCTCCATAGCGTCCTTTGTATAGACTACATCAAGGATATACGCCTCGCCCTCATATACGCCGTAGGTAAAGCTTGCTAGGTAATCGCTGCCAGTATCGGCTGTATCCGTGTAGTTCTTAATACAAGAAAATAACACATTGCCTTTTGCGTCTCTTGGCAATGTGTCATATGTAAGGATATTCGTGTACAAGCACCCTTTGAGGTCAATCGGTACTTGCTGATAGTTGGCACTGGCTATATCTTCGCCCATAGCGCGAACCTTTGACATATATGAGGCCTTAGATAGTACCTCTTCGCATAGCATTGAGCCGTCATCTTGTAGGGCTTTCATCGTGATTACTTTAGCCTTAAATAGAGGGTCATCTTTAAAGTGTTCAATAGCTCGGCCTGCTAGGTCATCGCTTGCCCAGCGGGTCATAATAATAATGATTTTCCCGCCCTCTTCAAGACGTGAAAGCATGGTATTAGTAAACCATTCCCAATGTTTCTCTTTCACACTAGCATTATAGGCCTCTTCGCTGTTCTTAATAATATCGTCAATAATCATGAGCGAACAGCCGAACCCTGTTGCGGTACCTGTTGGCGATGTAGCTAGATATGAATTTGTATATCCCTCTAGGCTCCATAGATGAGCCTGTGCGTCGCCTACTGCTACATGAACACTAGGGAATACGTCGCTAAACACGATAATATCATCATCGGCTTTGTTTTCTTGGATTGCGTTTCTAACCGATTTACTAAACATTTTAGATAATGTCTCGTTGTACGAGCCAGTCATTATCTTGGCGGCTGGGTTATTTCCTAGCCACCACTGCGTAAGGTGCTGCGCCGTTAAACTCTTACCATGTCGAGGCTACGGGGGCAAATTCATAATAAGAACGTTGTATTCATCATTCTTGATAAAATGCTCTAGCTCATTGCATAGATTGACTAGGTATTTTCTGCTCTTCTTGTAAAAGTTACCTGTTTTTAATTGGCAATAATAAAAAAACTCGCGCCGTGCGAGTTCTCTTTTAGCTAGTTCTATGATCATTTCTTTCTTATCTCGAATTTGCATATCCTCACCCCCTTTTTTATGGTATATGTAAATCGAGTTTAGTCACCGCCTATGAGTTTCTTAATATCAGCCGTATCAATTCCGTCAAACGGGTTTTTCACTTCAACGGCTGCGTCTATGTTCTTAGTGTCGCGCCAATCCGCTGGGCGTCGATTCTTTAACCAGAATATCAATGAGGTCGAGTTCGGTGCCACGTCCTTAGTAGTTCGTTTTACCTCTACAATTTCGCTCTCGCCAGTATCTGGGTTATATATCCTTTCTTTCACCACTTCATCGTACTTGTAGCCCATAGCACTTTTAAGCAAGGCGTTCTCTACCATGATGTCGATGACTTCCTTGCCTCTTTTTATCGCCTCTGAAAAATCTTTATACTTGACTTTCCAAGCGTACAATGTCGATACATTAATACCGATATTGCTGGCTATTTGTTCATCGGTGAGGCCATTACGCGCCCAACCCTCTAGCTTAATCAAATTATCTGGCTCAAGCCATTGCTCATATTTAGGCGTACGCCCTACTCTACGCTTTTTCTTTGGTTCCGCTTTCTTTGTCTTAGTCGCCATAGTCTCACCTCGTTTCTATAAATAGCAAAAGCACCCCGCCGAGTTCCCTGTTACTCGTACGAGGTGCTTTCTGCCGTTATGCATTATAAGTACTATGAAAGGAGGATAAACGAATCGTAAAATCTTTTACAACACCATTCACCACTAACATTATACCATTGCTATATTGAGCCGAATATGACAACTTTTTGACAATTTTATAACGCATAAGCCCCAAACAGATATATTGAAAGGTCATCTATTCCTTTTTCAAGCCACCTGTATATGTTCCGTTCTACTGTGTTGTGTTTCTCTGCTATTTCTCCGATAGTCATATCGTTAATGTAGCGATCAATCACGCACTCACAATAATGCTTGCCGTTATTCGTGCAATATTCTTTATACGATACTAGCATTCTATCAATGTGTTCGATAATCAACTCAGTACGCCGCTTACTGGCAAGAATCGCCTCAATTTGCAGTAGTCCGCGGCGGTTGAACACTTCATATAGGACTGTTTGTAAATCACTCGGCGTCAATGTATCTTCGCTTTTAGCGATAGCACTTTTACAATGCGCTTTCATAGCCGTATATCCCTCGAGTAGCGTTGTAGTATTCTTATAGGCCCGCTCGTTTTTCTTCGCAAGCATATCTTCATTGCGTCTGTTAAATTCAGAAATCGCCGTTTGTGCTGCTGTTTCTGCAGCTATTTTGACAATTTGCTCTACTTCCCCCTCTGTGAAAGTCCTTTGATGTTCCATACTACCCCCTTAGTAACTGCGAAAGTATAGTGATCGCGAATATAATCCCCATAGTCATAGCAATGCTAAACAACACGCATATAATCAGCATGGCAACATTGGATATTTCGCTCATTATCTTGTTACGCTTTTCGTTATCCAATTCTTACCGCCTTTCCGTTGACTACATTATAGGCTGTTTCATTTCCGTAATAGGCACCTTTAGGAATACGTTTGTTTCTTATCAGCCACTGCTTAACCAGCTTTTCCACGCCTTGACGCAATTCGTCCGTTTCAGCCTTTGATACATTGCTCATCACATCATCATCACATACTACAATCTCGCATTCATTCTTGATTTCCTCTACTAATTCGCCAGCCCAACCATACGCACGAGGCCACCACTGCGTACATTCAACTAGATAGAATACGTCTTTATTTTGCTCTTTCGCCTTTTGTGCGCCTATGCACTTAGCGGCCGCCATTCCTTTGATTTCTTTTTCTTTGGTCCATTCATAATTACCGCTCTCGAACGTAATCAAGTATTTATTCATGCTCTATCACCCGCCAATTTTGCAATTTCCCAACAACTCGGCTCATCACAAACACGATTGCTCCATGACGTTCTCCCGTCAACCCAAGCATACACTTTACCGTTTTCGTATTTTGAAAAATATCTACATTTCCAAACCTTATCATTTTTCATTTTGACAAATATAGGCGTATCCACCTCGACCTTATCCCAATCAATAACGCCGATATACTCACCAATATCAATGCATTGTGAGTTATCTACGAAACAAGTTAATTCTACGGGAATTCTAGGCACCCACACAGTCATCAATGCGGGTAGTTTATAAAAAAATATATGTCCTTTTTCAACTTCCGCTTTTTTATATCCTAATTCGTACATTATTTTAAAAAAATAATCCGTGAATTCTTTCTTTGTCATATTATCGCCCTCTTTTACAATCCAATTTGCTTGCATTTGCAACCTTTTACAACTACCCTATCGATACACTTCATTAGCTTTTGATGTTCTAGCTTGGTGATTTTCCCGTCATCATAAAATGCTGTGCATTTATGGCTGGCGTTGATTAAGCTGCTTAAATCGTAGCTTGTCAAAACGTAGTCTTTAAGCTTTTTGTATGTCAATGTCATTATTTATCACCACTCAACAGCTATGCGCTAAAATCCAACTTACGCTCATGGTTTTTTCATAATTTTTGATAACAACGGGTATGTGTCATTACTTTTATTATTCATGTTTGCACCTCATTTTTGATTTTCTGCGATTACAAACAGCACCGCCGACGTTGCATATAATCCAATCATTACAAACAACACTCTTAGCACATCACTGCCAGTAATTCCGAATAACCCAATTAGCCAAAGTATAAGGGCGATTGCGAGCGCAATGCTCGCAACCTTTCCCATTAATCCCAATACTGCTCCAATTATTAGTAATAGCCCTTTCATTATTTCGCCTCTTTCAATTCTGCCACTTCGTTGATCAACTCATTGACTAGTGCCTCGAGTTGCGCGATTTTGCCTTTATGGTTCAATTCGTACTCGCTGCCTTTGCCTAATCGGAACGATACGCCAGCGTTTATCATTGCAGCACTGCCAAGCGTTGCGCCGATGTTGAATAATACATGTTCATTTGGTGCGTAGAATGCCCCGATAGCTGCCGCATTAGCGTTTTTATAATGGCCGTAGCCAGCTGCAAAAGTTAGTTTGTCATCGGCGTTATAGCCAAGATAATGCAAGGCGGAAAGTGCTGCATTAGCTGCGCCAGTTTTTGCCACTTCGCTCAACACATGAGAAATCTGCCCCGCTGTGCTATGCTCTAGCGTTGTGATTCTAGCCTCATGGTTTTGTAATTGGCTTTCATGTTGTGAAATCGCCGCCGTATTGTCGCCGATACGCGTATTTTGTGCGGTGATAGTATTATTTACCGCTGCGAATTGTTGGCTGGTAGCATTTGCTAAATTTCGAATTGCTACGCCGTTGCTGCCGATTTCGTCATAAGCAGCATACAGCTGACTGCCGTTAATGGCGTCGGTGCTGCTAGGGTCTACTTGCCCTGCTGCGACGTTGGTGATTTGTCGAGTGTAAAATTGCACGCCGCCATACCCAGCACGGCCCTTACTGCCTACAGATACAACGGATTGAGGAGAATCGCCAGCGAAAACATGCGTTACGCCGTTTACAACGGCTTGATGAGTTGCTACGGCATCATCTGTAACGCTGTTACTACCTACTGCCACACTGTTTGACTTATCTGCGATTGTATTATTGCCAATTGACAAGGCGTCAACAGCCGTAGCTTTGGCGTGCGTTCCGATGACTGTCGCGCCTTGCCCTGCCGTTTGACTGTTAGCGCCGAGAATGATCTGTTCTTGGGAATTATCAACGCGGTTATTGTATCCGAGTACAGTTGACTGCCCGCCGTCTACTTGCATGTTATTGGCACCGATTACAACGCTATTCTTGCCATTTACTGTGTTCGTTCTACCGATAACGATAGTACTCTCGCCGCCAGCATAAACGCCATTACCAATGGCAATTGTATTGTATGCTGATGTTCTTGCCTGCGAACCAATCGCATAGGTATATTCGGTTAACGCCTCGGCGTGGCTGCCGAATGCGAATGTATTCCGTCCCTCGGCTTTTGAATTATTGCCACCTGCGAACGCATTCGTCCCGTTTGTGATGTTATTCTCCCCGAATGTTAGCGTATTATTCGCGTTTGTTTGGTTCTGATAGCCGAACACCGCCGCACTATTAGCCGTGGCGATGTTATCAGTGCCGCCGATTGTATTATTTGTACCAGCCGCATATACTGGCGCTGTTAATGCTGTGATTGTCATGATTGCTGCTAAATATTTAATGTTCATTGTGTTATCTCCTTGTATTTATCTCGTTTAATATGATATGGCTCACTGTTTTCTACAAACACGCCTCCATGGTGGTACCCGTGGCGGTTACACCACGCACGAAATACCTTTGTTAGTTCTTCGCTTAATTCATTTACATGCTCACGTTCTACATCATATAAATAATCATCGTCCGTGTCATAAACTTCATCGGGTAAGTAATTTATAACGCTTTCAATCACGCTGTTCCCGTCAATATCGGGAATGTAAAAACTAGGGTGTCCGATTTCGATAACAATATCATCATCGGTATCTTGTCTATGTAATTGTAGGTAGCTTTTGACTGCCTGCTCTACGCTATCCTCTGGGCCACCGATTCCGTAGGGCGTAACCCAACAATATTGCTTTTTGTCCTCTACCAGCATAACTATTTCCCTTTCATCGCTGCTTTTCGTTTTGCCATTGTTTCCCTACCCAATTTACTGCCACATGAATTACTGCAACATACTTGGCGTTTGTTGTAATTTTTACAAATAAATGTTTTACCGCAAATTACACATTTCTTTGTATATTTCTGGTTGCGTATTGCGCGCTTATAATTGTGTGTTGTATATTTGCAATCGCTCATAGGCGTGTCGTTCCATACATCGAGATGCGCTAAGAATGTCGGTATTTTGCTTTCGAATCGTTCTGATAGTTTATTCATGATCTTTAAGCTCCGCGTTCTCTATCGCACCGATAAGCGCTCTTTTGTATCCGATAAACGCTTTTTTGTATCCAGTAGGCGTTTTTGAATTCTCTTTTGCTATACTGTTAAGAATTTCCTCGGCTATGCTGCTCGCAAAAGACAAGCACTCGATAGAATTGCAATTTTTAACTTCAATCTCTAAATCGAATGTATTATTCTTGCCATATTCTGCCTTAATATATCCCATGTTATCCCCCTCAATCTGCAATTTCTGCGCATATGAATCTCAATGTAATTTCATTTGCGATGATTTCTTTCACGTTGGCAATATTTCCGCAATCAATCGTGATTTGATTATTGATTGCCTCTTGCACGGCTTTCGCTTTATTGATTGCGTCGCTTTCCGATGAGGCTGCTATAACAGCCTCTATATCAATTTCGCCTTTTAGGCGTAGTCTGTATTCTGTTTCGTTCATGTGTGTGGTTTCCTTTCATCATTAACTTTCGATATTCGATATATGAGATTGAGGTAGGGGCTTTCGGTTTAACCTTAGCCCCTCTCTTGGCAACTTGTCGGCGTTTTGGCTTTTGAGCGGTGTCGCGCTCTCTAGCTTTTGCCTTGGCATATTCCTCGCATAGGATACTTGACTTTGTAATTTGATGAATTGTAATCACTACTCTAGGATTTTCTTTGTCAAGCCCTGCGATTTCCGAGCCGTCATAATTCACGATATATTTATCGTCCTCAATCACGCCAGCGTCTTGCAATATGTCAGAAGTGGCCTGCAACAGGCCAACCAGATCGGGCCAACTGCGTCTGTCTTGTAAATAATAACGGCAACATACTGAGATTGGTCCTTGAACAGCGCCAACATGTGCCAGCTGCAACAACGCCGCCTTTTCGTATCGAATAAATGCGTCCGAGGGTAGGAGTTTTGTGAAATTGCCCCTCTTAACAATGCGGCTGCTGTTCTTTTTCGTCCTTGGTTGGCCGTAAATTACAATTTCCAAGATTTCACCTCTATATCTTTTGCTTTAATTTTTAATTTGACACCGATTTCCGCCCCGTCTTGCTATGCGTAATATTTCTCACGAGGATTTTATCGTCGAAAATTTTAAATGAGCATACAGGGCGAATAAATCAATTTTCTAATCTGTGAGACTGCCCCATGAATACCGCAATTTTATATTCACCACGTAAGCGGTCATATATTCTGCTGCTGTAGTTGTCCTTAGTCCATTGGTCGCTGTAGTTCGTTGTAAGGATAATCGGCCTCATGCTGTTGTATCGTTCAATGATGATACTTTCGACCTTGGCCGCTACCCAGTCCGATTTTGAGTATTCCGCCCCGAAATCATCAAGCAGCAACATTGGAATGTGTTTCAACTTTTGCTCATAGGCTAGATACGCCACTCTATCGCCTTTTGACAAGGTGAGCATAGTATCCAGCAGGTTAGGCATAGAAATCATCATTGCCCCTGTGTTTAACTTCATCACCTCTTTCAAAATGCATACAGCGAGCGATGTTTTACCAGTGCCAGCTGGCCCCCTTAGTATGAGGCCCTTTCCTGTATTCATGTACTCCGCTAGATTGTCCCTATAATCCTTAACGATTGCATACGCCTCTTTGTTGGCGCTCTGAAATGTGCCATGCTCTTTGAGCCAGTCAAAACTCATGCCGTAGTAACGCTTAGGAATACCAGCAGCTGTATATGTTTCGTTGATGTTTGAGCGAATTACAATCGGCTTGTCATAAATTGGTTTAAAAAACTCAATCTTTTCCGTAGGTCTTGGCCGCCTCTTGTTCCCAATCGACTGACTCGTCTTTTTTCGTAGCCGTTCGATTGCCGCCTCTATGTCCATTTGCTCCATTTTCTAACCTCTTATTTTTCAAAATGCCCTCAACGTATCGTATTCGGGATTTGCCTTTCTCTTTTGCTATGCGTACGGCATCCGCTACATCAATAAGACCATATTCAGCGATAAGGTCATCAAGTCTGCCTTTGACAAAAGAGGAGATAAGACCGAATAAGCTTATCCACAAATCATATATATCTGTGTTTGACATAGGAGAAAGAGATTGAGAATTTTCGATTTCTTTATCTTCTCTAGTTGTAGATATAGTTATATCTCTATCTCTGTGTTCTAACTCTTTATGTATCTCTTTATGTAACTCTTTCTCTATCTCTTTCTCTCCGTAACAGGTTTGTAACGATTGCGAACATTCTTGTAACATTGGTGTAACATTGTTACATAATTGCGTAACATTGTTACACTCTAAACCTTTTGACTTATCCCGAAGTTTCCGCATTCTACTGGCTGCAGCGGTTTCCGAGCCTGTATTGTTGCTTGCCTCTGGTAGATAATACTCATCATTTTCGCATTCAATTAATAAACCGTTTTTTAAGAGATAATTTACAGTTATTTGAACATTTTGTTCATCTTCATCAATGTCGAGCGCTAACTCTGAAACGAATGTATCCTCATATCCGTCAAAGTATAATTTCCCGCCGTCAATGATTGAGCGCAATAGCATTTTTAGGTAGATGATAGTGTAAGTATCACCACCAGCCACCCGTCGCAATCGCTTAATTTCTTTCTTTTGAAAGAAATCTTTATGCAGCCGTAGCCAGTAATATCGTTTAGGTTCTGCCATGTCGCTCCTTTCTATTTAACAGGTGCGAATGTAATTACATCGCGGTCATTCGTTCGTCTAAATAATCCAATTTGTAAGCCGTAATCAAGCACACTTTTTACATTGTTGGCGCTCACGCCTGTTCTTGTTTCTACGTTCACCATGAATGACGGCGTATATGGTATATTGCAATTATCAAGGGCAAGTAATATGTCTCTTACTTTCACCCAGTCAGCGCCGAATTGAGCGAGCATTTTGTCGTTATTTGTCATCATGCACTACCTCGCCAGTTTCTGCGTCGATAACCTCGCCGCCTACGATATAGGTATCGCGATTTTCTGCAGGTTCATCCGTTGGTTCCTCTGTTTCGGTTTCTGCGTCAATTGTTTCACCGCTGAAATTGACATCAAAATCGCCGTCATTATTCATGCTGATCACGCCGCCGTCATTGGCTAGGGCTTGGCTCATTTGAATGCTTTCAATGCTTAACGGGCCGTACTTAGAAAGTAGGCGTTTAAGTACTGTTTTCTCAGCCATTACATCGAAATCTGCAAGGCCCCATTTGCTCGTGCCGCCTTTGTAGTTCTTGCTGTATTTCTTGGCATGTGCTTGCGCCTCGTCGATAGTCATGTACAGCATTTTTTCAAAGCCGTTTGTAAGTCTGAAATATGCTAGGTAGCCAATGACTTTATCGCTTGTACGTTCGCCGAATCTGAATTTATCAAGTAGTCTATTTTCATATTCGAGTTCGCCCTCGTACACTGTTTTAGCCCCAATGTCAGCATATTGGCCGCTGCGTTGGGCTAGTTGGATATAACCCTTATATCCGAGTTGGAATTGTGCCTCACCTTTATAAGGGACGATATAAGCGAACCCAAGAGACTGATTGATTGGCAAGTCTAGCATGGCCGCTTGTGCAGCTGCACCGATGACTGTCGCTGGGTTAGCTGTCATAAGGTGATTATTACTGTTTGTAACGGCGATAATGCTCGAGATAAACCCAGCTGCCTTTTTGCCAAGCATTTCCTCGAATTTCTTCTTGAATGCTGGCGTTTCGAGCATACCTTTTACTGTTTTAGCCTCTTTTTGCGCCGTGATGTTATTTTTCTTTAGTTCAATTCCTGTTGTAGTTGCCATTATTATTTATCCTCGCTTTCTGGGAACGCGTCGCCTTTAACACCAGCCACATATGCACGCAATGCGGTAATTTCTGCTTTTAGTTCAGTAATATTTCTATCTCGATTCTCAACTCGCATATTTCTATATCTGAGGTCATCTTCTAGCTTTTTATTAAGTTCATTTAATCGAGCTATTTCAGCAAGTAAATGCTTTCTTTTTGGTTTTGTTTCTACTGTTTCAACTGCTGTGTTTTCCATTATTTTTTATCTCCAATTACAAATAATTTATTTTCAAAGTCGATATATACCGCTTTTGCCTCTACTGTATATTGTGTGATGTTTACAGGCGTATCGATATGTACATTGAAATCATAAGGGACGGCCTCAAGTAATTTTCTTAAATCGTTTGTTTTCATTATTTAATGTCCATTCTGCGGCTGGGTTCGCCGACTTTAATATATTGCTTGTGTAAATCTGGATAGTCATTTTTGAACGCTTTTGCGTCAAACGTTTCTCGTGCTTTCGTGGATTTCCACGAAACAAAATGCTCTCCATAGGTCGCCTTTTCGTTATCTTTCAAGAAATCTTTCATCACGTTTTCAATGCCGCGCTTTTTAGTTTCTAACTCGGATAATTGATTTTTGATTTCTAAATAATCAATGATCATGTTCCCGTAGTTAGCAGGTAGTTCCACGCTTTGGCCGTTACTCTTTTGATAGAGTTTTTTAAGCGCGTTTTCACACTGTTTCGTATCGTCTGGCGCTGGCATGGTCTTGCTTTCGACTAATTCCCAGAATGCTGCCCCAGTGTCGATAATTGCAGCTATAACTTCCTCATTACGCTTGATTTCCTTGTAATAAAATGTATTGCCACCCACGAGGCAAGCAATCCACCAGCTTGATTTGCCAGTAACCGCCATGTAATGCTGGCATTGGATATAATAGGCGTCTGGCACATTGTCGCCGTCCCATTCATTAGCCTTGAATGCGTTGGCTGTTTTGCATTCAAGCCCTGCGTCTAGCCCTACGATTTCCCTGTCGATGTTAGCGAGTAAATACGGATATTGCTCGCTCTGTAATGTGAAATTGTTATTGCGTACCTTATAGCCAGTACGTTTTGAAAACTCTTGCGCTACAATGTCCTCGAGGATAGTACCCCAATACATCGGCTCGCTTTCCTTTTCCTCAACGGTGTTGCTCGTCTTATCGAGCCATACGTCAATAGGGCTACGCCAAGGACTTAACCCCAATACTGCGGCCATATCTGAACCGCCGAGGCCTAACTTGCGAACCTTTAACCATTCCTCACGAGTGGCGTTTTTACTGTCAAAAATTTTCTTGTACATGTTTGTGTGGTTTCCTTTCTTTTGACAATTAAGAATAGATACATTACAATGTTGTTGTGTGGTTTCCTTTCGTTCTTAACGATTGGAACGTTGAACAGTCAGCTTTTAGTTGACTGTTCTTTTTTTATGCAAATAACACGGCGATAATAACGAGGCAATGTAAAACGAGTACCGCCGCGAGTGTCATACCTGCGATCATCAACCATTCAATAATAAACTTCATCGTTCCCCCTAAACTAACCAAAGCACCACGGCCACATATATCAATGCTACCCAGCCAATAACGCCTATAATGTCAATAAGTTTCATTCTGTTTTTCTTTACACGTCTGCGTCTGCGCCGTGGTTTTTGTTGTGTCATCATTGTGTAGTTTCCTTTCTTTCCATGCCTCAAAGTCTGCTAGATTTTGAGGATTACTATAAAATTTGTGTATTTCGTCAATGAACAGCGTCATAGCTGCATGCCCTCATAGCGATTAATAAAATATAATTGGCCTTTTCCTGTTACTTTAGGCGTTTTGTTTATTGTTGTTCGCCCGTCCGCGTGAGTAATAGCTGTTTCTTTAATTCTGAAAAGTCCTAACTCCATAGCCTTTTGCGTTGGCGTGTTGTAAGAATTTCCTTTCCTAGAAATCAAATAACCCTCTTTTCTTAGTCGCTCAAACAATCTATTTTGTCCGATGTTATGGCCGTTTTGATTTAAGAGTTTCGCTAAATCGCCAATCAATATATCGGTATCGCTTGCACTTACCGCATCAGCAAATATCACTTTTGGCCGTTGAGCCTCTACTAAAGCTTTTGTTTTATTGTGCTGCTCTACCTCATCGGCATAGGCTCGTAAAGCCTCTGGCAATGTTTGAGGTATATTTAATGAGTAGCTGCCTGTTTTTCGCAATGCAGGAAGTACGTCATGCGTTATCCAACGTTTAAACTCTTTCGCCTCTGGCTTACGGCTCGAAAGCACCAAGTTATATAAGCCGTATTCGTTGATAACATTTGTTTCGCCTTGACGCCCTAAATTCAACTTAGCCCGTTCATCTGCGTCTAATCTTTGTAATGCCATAGTTGTATTTGTGTGTTCTAAACAATCACATACATCTTTCGCTACGAACCACGGCTCACTATCTTGTAGGATAATTCGCACGTCTCCAAACATTGCATTATTGAATACTTGCAATTCGTTCAATCTGTTTCACCACCTTATAAAAAATCCTCAATTGCAACGCCGAAATAATCGGCGATTTTTTTTAAGTTGGTAATGCTAGGCTTGTATAAACCTTGTTTCCAAGCTGTTGCCGATGATGTCGGGATGCCTAAATCTTTACACATTCTATAAGTTGTAATATTTTTCATCTTCAACAAAGCCTCTATTTTTTCGTATTCCATTGATTCACCACCTTTCTATGTGATATGATTAGTTAAGAAATATTAATTATTTTACATAACGTTAAGTTTTCTTAACGTTCCTTATGGCTATATATTAGCACAGAAAGCTGAACGTTCCTAGTAAACTTTTCGTTAATCTTTCTTAACTATTTTATAAACAAGGTCAGAAAAATGTACGAAAGATTTAATAAAGTGCTTCAAGAAAAAGGCTTAACAGCCTATAAAGTAGCAAAAGATACAGGCATTTCGCGCTCTACGCTTGCAGCATGGAAGAAAAAAGAATACACGCCTAAGCTTGATAAACTGCAAAAACTAGCCAATTACCTAGGCGTATCGGTGTATTACTTAACTGGTGAGGTCAACGATTTCGACGCCATGCGTCAACAAAAGATAGACTTCATTCATCAATGTGGTGCTGATATTGACTTATCTATGTACGATGACGAGGCAATCGACGATTTATATGTGGCATGTGCATTAAAAAAAGACGTTATCCAGCAGCTAGAAATACCGCAATTAAAAAAGGAACCCTCTACATTGATAAATGTAGAAAGTTCCGACGGGATTAATTTAAAGGTTATTCTCGAGCGTGATAATGTATTGTCTTATGGCAAGCACATCATCACCGACGATGAACGGGCAACCATTAAGGCACTTATAGAGGCTTATTTGAAAGTGAAATAAATATATACTATTGGGGGATATTAGTATGAAAAAGTTAATTATTGCGGCTGCGTTCGCATTATGCACGTTATCGGCGCAAGCTGTAACATTGCAGGATTTGAGCGATTATAATAGATATACTCAACTACCTAATGCTATGAACGAAATACAATTCATGCCGATTGATGTGCAGGTGATACATTCAGATGACAATAATAAGCTAGAAATTATCACGCCTATATATAGCTATATGCGAACACATAGAAATTTTGTTATTACTGAATTCGTAAAGCATTATTACTATGATTTCACCAATCGAAGTATTGTATTAGAAATTGCCGAAACGAACCTTATCGACGGCCGCAATGGTAAAACCTTAAGAAATGGCAAGCATAACCCGCCGAAACGAGTTGAGTTACAACAAAATACATATGGTTATTTAGAGGCTATGATCGCACTAGGTAACGCGCAACGTATTGGCAAATTTACGCCACCAACTGCAAAATAAAAAAGCCCCCTATCAAGGGGGCTATACTTATACAATTTGAGAGGAAACCACACAATGAACACTACTGATTTACAAACAGGCGTGATATATGCACGCTACTCGTCCGATAAGCAACGCGACGAATCCATAGAGGGGCAAATACGGGAATGCACCGAATACGCCCAGCGTGAGGGTATTCTTATTACTAAAATATATACAGATAGGGCTTTATCAGCGCGAACAGATAACCGTCCAGAATTCTTACAGATGATACGCGATAGCAGCAATCAAACATTTAATTATGTTGTTGTGTATCAGCTGGATAGGTTCAGCCGTAGCCGTGAGGATAGCGCCAAATATAAAGGTATACTCCGCCGTAATGGTGTCAGAGTGTTAAGTGCCAAGGAACATATTACCAATGAGCCTGCAGGTATCATTTTAGAAAGCATGCTTGAGGGCATGGCTGAATATTATTCTGTTGAATTATCGCAAAAGGTAAAGCGTGGCATGACTGAAAACGCGTTAAAAGGCAAAATGAACGGCTCGGCCGTTCCACTCGGATATGATCTTACAGAAAGCCACCATTTAGCCGTGAATGCTCATGAGGCCAAGGCGGTAAGGTTAATATATGACTTGTATCTAAAACAGTACTCTCTGGCTAAAATAGCGGATATTTTGCATAGTAAAGGATATACCACCAAACGAGGCGGCAAGATTTCGTATAGCGTCATACGCAATATATTGAGCAATGAGAAATATATTGGTGTGTATCAATGGGGCGATATTAGAATCGAGAATTCTATCACACCTATTATTGCCCGTGATGTATTCGACGAGGTGCAGCGGGTACTACCGACTAGAATTAAGAATAAAGGACGTAGAAGTGAAATGTATAATTTATGTGGCCGCTTGATATGCGGCGAGTGCGGCGGGCATTATATGGGGTCTACCGCTACATCACGCAACGGCGAGAAACATCATTATTATGTATGTACCAATCGCCGCAAATATCACACATGCAGCGCACCAAACATACGCCGTGATGAGTTAGAGGATTTAGTCATTAATAGAACGCTTGAAATTCTAAAACAGCCTCAAATTATCGCCCGTATAGTTGATTTAGTAATGAATGGATATAATCATACTACCCAAGAGGCTAAAACGGCCATACAGGGCATACAGGGCAAAATTAAAGCTATTGATACGGAATTAAATAATTGTATGACGGCCATTAAACAGGGCTTTATAAACGAACGCTTAAAAGCCGAAATTGAAAACCTAGAAAAGGAACGTCAAAACCTACTCGAGCAAAAAGCGAACCACGAAAGCGTAATATTACCTATCAAATTTACAGCCGAGCATATCGAGTATTTCCTCGAAAGAATGGCAAACGAAAACCCTACCACAAAAGCAGGCCGTTCGCGTATTCTTGATACTTTCATCAAGAGCGTAACCATACATAGTGATAGGGTTGAAATCATATTTAATTATAAGAGTGAATTGCCCGAATTCTCCGAGCAATCTGCAAGCGGTTCGCATTTTAGCGTTTTGGTGGGCCCACCTGGGATCGAACCAGGGACCGACCGGTTATGAGCCGGTTGCTCTACCCCTGAGCTATAGGCCCAAGCTTGCGTATAAAATTATACTGAAAATTCTTAGGTACGTCAAGTTATCTACGTGGCCACAAAAAGATGCCTCGTCCAAGCCTCCACCGCCTTAACAGTCTTCGGCCTAGGGCCTTGACTTAGCAAAGTCGTTTGGACAAGGCATCTTTTCGTTACAATTCGACAACTGAGTACCTAAGAATTTTCATTATTTACAGGGCTCCGGGCTCGGACAAATAAAGTCGTTTGTGGACGGTACCTTTCCGTTACACTTCGACATCTAGGTGAGCAAGAAATTTTCAGTATCTACGGGGCTCCGGGCTTAGACCGGATAATTATCCTATGCGTTTTTTAGTGTTAGGAATCGGTTGATCATGTCTTCTTGTTCGAAGGCGCCTTTTGTGGCAAGTGTTGTGGTTTTGCTATTGGCGGATTTTACGCCACGGGCGCTGACACAGCTATGAGAACTGGTGATGTGAACGATGACGTCGTCAGTGCTGGTAGCAATGGAGATAACTTCGGCAATGTCTTCGCCGATTTTCTCTTGTAGTTGTAGTCGTTTGCAACACATTTCTGCAATGCGAGGCATCTTGGACAAGCCGATGACACGGCCACGCGGAATATAGCCGATGCTAATATTCATATCGTACATCAAGGCCATGTGATGTTCGCAGTGGGAAAAGCATGTAATATCCTTTACAATTACCATTTGGTTTGTATCGACGTCAAAGGTTTTACCAAACATATCCGCAATGTCTGCATTCGTATATTGGATACCTTCAAACATTTCTTCCATCATTTGGGCCACCCGTTTTGGTGTTTCTACGAGGCCTTCACGGTCTGGATTTTCTCCCAATGCTTCCAGTAATTGATACACTAGAGATTCGATTCGTTTTGTGTCCAT